ACCCAACAGGGGCCACCATAAATCAAGGGCTTGCGATGATTCGCAAGCCCTTATTACTTTCCAGGATACCTATAGGATACCGCCACTGAGTATTTATAGGTAATCCTGCATATCTTCAGATAATTTAGTTGCTAAACTATTTTCTCGACAATTTTATCAACCAAGCTATCAAACTGATCCCCAAGAACATCTATGTATTTTTTAATAGCTAGTATTCTCACCACTTCCTCCTCGCATTCCACTTCTTCTGAAATTGTTTTTGTATAGAAGTGATGATCTTCAACGCCTTTTCTTTGTATTAGCCAATCAAAATCAATTCCATATTCTTGCTGTAAAAATTCTTTAACAGCAGCATGTTGGTAAACCTCAACTTCCGGAGGACGATTGCCAGGAAAAGAAAATAAGTTCCCTCTAGGATCCTCACCTACATCAGCATCCCTAACTGCAATAGCATTTAGTCCAGATTTACTCAAAATCTCTACTGCCTTTCTTACGGCAGTTTTATCACCAACATCAGTAATCTGAATGGATTTGAGGATGTCTCGCCTTTTCAGCCTTATTACTTGGCTAAGTAGTACCTTAGCAAAATGATCCTCAACACAAACATGCAGCCCTTTAAAATGACCGTCTGAGAGTATTGATCTTATGTGCGTTGTTGAAATGCCGTCTTTTATATCCACGCCAGTTTCATCACGAATCAATAATTTACGAGCCTCTGGAGGCAATGCATTTAAAATAACACTAGAATGAGTAGAAAGAATAATTTGATGTTTTCTCCGCTCACAAACCTCCATAAGATATTTCGTAAATTCATATTGCGCACTTTCATGAAGAGACGTTTCTGGCTCTTCTAAAACAAATAAGCTCTGTTCCGGGGATGTTTCTAACATATCAACGGTATAAAGCACCCGCCCTTCGCCAAAGCCCATGTTATTTCCTGAATATGAATATCCAAGTCTTTCAACCATCCCTATTTCTGTCTCTCGTTTTCTATGCGATATTCCCTGAAATGCAACATCGTCATATGGATGACCGATAATTTTAGCCATCCTTGATATTATCTCTTGGTCAACATTCCTTCTCACTGTCAAATCGAAATCCCTTCCCCCATAGACACTGAGATCACGACGCTCAACTTTTGGAATGTATACAGTAAAACCTATATAATAACAATGTCTCTCCGGCTGACGTTTATATCCAGACCAAGAAGATTTTATACGTGAAACGGTTACATCTTGAGTTCTATTAGGGTCATTGGTTTCATATTTATAAATGACACTTGAATCCATTTTAAATGGACTCGGATCAGCTTTTGATACGGGGAAAAAGTCTTTTATATAAAGCCGTTTATAATCTTGTGCTGTTACCGGTTTTTTATATGCACAAATAGCTAATTGCCCAAGAGTACTTTTACCTGCGCCATTTAAACCAGAAATTGCCGTCACAGGAAAATCCAAGCTCAGAGTAATATCCTCTATACCTCGAAAACCTTTAATATCTATACTTCTCAGAGCCGAGCCAAAATTAGCATATTTATTTCTTGGAGAGTACTTACTTTTCAATTTACTTCTTATATCAGCCATACAAATCCCTATTCTGCTGTGTAATAGCCTAAATTAAAAACATTTTTAGACTATCAGATCCTTTTTAAGCTTTCTATGCTTGATTTTGTAGTATGTAAACCCAAGTAACCTCAAGATGCAGCATGATAGTACTCAAACAAGTTACCCCGGCTGCGGCCCTAAGTACAGGCTCCTGCAACTTGAAGCATCAATGGTTGTTTATCGTCTGGGGTTTTCCGGTTTACGCCACTGATAAGGTGGAGACTTCATGCGTTGGCGGTGCCGCTGTTTAGCGGCCAACACCATAGCTGTTTTAGTGCGGATTACCAGCTTATCCTGCCCGTTAAGTTCATGGCCCTCGCGACTAGCAATCTCTTCCAGGGCAGCGATAAGTAAAATTTTATTCATATGAGCCTCTATTGCTGATCTTCTGCATAAATCCCGGCGGAGATAATTGCGCCGCCAATTTCCCGTTGCCCATAAAGCAGGGGAACGGGATTGCCAGATGCTGTCGTGTTAACGGGACCACCAAACGCATAGGAGGGTTTGTTATCAGGTTCCTGACGCATTCGCAGGCCTGATACCTGCGGGGAAAGTAACTGGACTACTCCACCCAAGGCCATTGATGCTCCAACAAGGCCAATGTTTAATGCAGCGCCCTTCCCAATCAGTGCGGCACCTGCTGGACCAAGAGCTATACCACCAGCAATCAATGCTACACCGAGAACAGCCTGGAACAGACCTGCCCGCTTACTTCCTCGTATTACCGGAATAATTCTCAGCTCATCACCCGGCCCCAGGAGTTCAAACTCTTCGTGTCCGATATTGCGGCGATCCCGGAAAATAACAAAATCCAGCCCCTTTGCCCGAGCCTCACGCAGGTAAGCATCAAAGCCATCAATGGTGTTAGATAGCGCCCTGAATACTTCATTGGCAGACGTTAACGCGCGGCGATGTGTCCTGCCAAATCGCTGAGCCATTGAGCCGCTGAGTTTTATCGTGGTTTTCATAGTAGTTAATACCTGTTGCATATTACCCCCTGTCAGATACCGTTAAATGTCGCCAACCGTTGTTTGTGGTTGTCGCTCATATCGAAAGCAAAATCCTCGTGCTCAGCCTGGAAGGTACCGAACGCCATCAGCGCGGATACAGCCGGGTCTATCTTGTTGGAGGATTTCTTCTTGTTGGGCTTAATGTTGGCGTTGGCATCCGTCTCCATCACCACGTTACCAATCGCCCAGGACAAAACAGGATCGCCGCGATGGCGCACTACCTTACGGTTAACGAACACCTCAAATGATTTCGCCACCGGACTGAACTTGAGATAGGTTTGCGGGAAAGGCTCCACATCAAGCCCTGCTCCCTGTAGCTGGGTGCGCAGGTGCGTGGCGTTCCACGTATCGAAACCCACCAGCCGGATATTGAATGTTTCAGCGTCGTGCAGAATATCGTCACGGATGCGGTCATAGTCGATGCAGTCGCCGGGGGTAGTGCGTATCCATCCCGCTTTTACCCACTGGCGGTAGATGGCGCGGTTTTTGTTGGCGACGTTAAGTAGCTGGGCTTCCGGCAGATAATGACGGGTCAGCAGGCGGATCTCCCTGTCGAACGGGAAAGCGTAACTCACGCTGGTGATGTCGCTGGTAGAGGACAGGTCAAACCCGGCGTAGCACTCCATTCCGGCCAGATCGTCTTCGTTATAGTCGAGCGCACAGGCATCCCATGCACCGGCACCCATCCACGGCGTGGAGCCCTGACACCAGATATTGAAACGTTTGGTCAGCATTTCCACCCACTGCGACGGTATGCCCCGCGCTTTCTGGATGGTGGATTCCAGTTTCGCTGAGTCAACGGACACATGCAGGTTAGGGTTAGCCTTGATCCACATTTCAGGCTGCTCAACCTCGCTTTCGTCGTCCAGTTCGTAGATCAGGACAAACAGCGAATCGTTGCTCTCTTCCCCGGCCAGAATCTGGCAGCAGTAGTCATAATGCTGTTTACAGGCAGAGACAACGTTACTCCCGGCGGTAGTGATGGCGAACAAAATCGCCTCCGGACGTGCGCCCATACCCAGCTCGAGGGCGGAATAAACGCCGTTATCCGGGTGAAGGTGGTATTCATCGACAATCGCCAGACTGGGGTTAGTCCCTTCAATGGTGGCCGCTTTCGCCGCCAGCGGCTTTAACAGGCTGTTGCTCTTCGGAAAAATGACCTTATGCGCCTGGATATTGACGCGCTTTTTCAGCGGTTTCGACAGCAGGCACATCTGGCGGGCATCGTCGAACACGATTCGGGCCTGATCCCGGCTTACCGCCGCCGTGTAGATATCCTGCTGGCCCTTCTCCATTACCAGAAACCAGTTAGCCAGCATGGCGGCTACGGTTGATTTGGCGTTCTTGCGCGGCACCTCAATAAAGGCGCTGCTGTACTTACGGCGGCCTGACTCCCTGACTTTAAAGCCCAGCAGGTTAGCAAAAGCGAACTGTTGCCACGGCTCCAGCTCGATTGGCTGGCCCCGCAGCGGGCCTTTGACGTGCGGACAGAGCCGGGAGAAGGCGATAAACCGCTCCACGGTCGCCGCGTCGAACACATAGCGGGGGTCATTCAGGTCTGAAAAGTACCTCTCAACGGCCTGTTTCACGCGCTTACAGGCCGGAATTTCACCCCATTTAATGGCGTTTGCGTAATCATCCCAGACGGTCAAGATCGTCCTCCTCTTCCGTTTCTACCGGATTGCGGCGGCGGCTTACCGGATCAAAGCCCAGGAGCGACGACATTTTTATGAGAATTTTTTCGGCATCCGCTTTTGCGCTCAGTGCCGGGTTACGGCTCTCACCGCCCTGGCTGTTCACTATGCTGAATCCCCGCGTGGCAAGGTCTTCCACGGCTTTGCGGTACATCGAGTAATTGACGCAATACAGCTCAAGGTTGTTCCAGTCGGCAGGCGTCAGATCACCGCGCTCCGCCAGCTGCTTCGCCTTTGCTTTCCACTGCTGCGCCGCGATCTCATCAAGATAGGCGGGCGGTTTGGGTGGTCTTGCCATAACTTACTGTTTACCTGTCTGTTTTATTTTCAAAAAAAACACTGTGCGTAAAAATTTGAGGGGGCGGGTGGTGCCTTGCGGCTGGGGTTTTGTCCTGAAAACCTCCCCCACCCCGTCCATGCGGCCTGTCAGCGGTTGCGGAAGCATTCCATCACCTCCCGCTCACGTTCGCTCATGCGCTTCACTGGCTGGCGCTCATTGCGTCTGGTGCGGGCCCGCACAAAGCCATCACGGCATCGGGCCAGTGACTGATACAGATTCACCACGTCTTTCTCATTCATCGCTGGCCTC